AAGGTGATGGCACAATGAAGGTAGATAGTCAAACAGGATGTGATGATCAGTACGATGAAGCTATCAAGTTTTGTATCAACGAAATCATTGAAGAGATTCATCGGATCAAAGAGCTAGACCACTACGCAGTAGGTGATGTCTACGAACTAATATTCAAACAGAACGTAGAATCCAGGTATCAAGAATACTTGGACAGTCTGAAGGTATAACATGGACGCAGTGACATTCGTAAAATTCTATGCTGTCGCCAGTGTGATGTTGTTTATTTACTACTACGTCAAGGAGCATAACAAATGAGATGTAAAGCATGTAACACAGAGTTGAATGCGTTTGAAGCAACACGCAAAGGCTTTGAGTCTGGAGAGTATATTGACTTGTGTAATTCCTGCTTTAGTACAGTGGCAGAAGACTTCAGTGTCACTGAACGTGAAGACCTGAAGCACATCAACGATGAAATAGTTATTGACAAATTAGACTGATGTGGTATAATAACTATATAGATACATAGCTAGATAGCTATATAGCTTAATCAAAGTGTTTAATATATACTTACTTTGATTACTAAATAGCTACATAGCTGTATAGTGGCATCACTATTGTAAGAACGTTAAGGATACGAACATGAAAATTATTGGATGGATCACCATGTACGTTGATGGCTCTTCTGTTGGAGAGTGTAGCCCAGTGTACGATATGAAGGAGTGGCTCGATGGACTTGTTTGAGGTGGCTAGAGAACTACGTAAGCACGAATCCCTGACGTTCTGTTCGGACTACATCAGGGAGCATGGCTTGGAACAATTGTTGGATGCGTTGATGGACTACAGTCCTCATCCTGCTATCCCACTACTCAAAGTACATGCGAAAGAATTAGACACATACGAATGGAGACAGTGAGATGACAGATAAAAACATTTACACATTGGAAGACTTCACCGAATACCTAGCTGAGTTGCCTCTTGGTACAGAACATGTAAAGAAACTTACAGACTATGCTGAGTTGAAACAAAAACAATTAGAGTTTACACAATCTAGGCTTCAGGTGGCAAGTCAAATCATTGGTGCTGATGTCATTACGGAGTGCATGAACGAATGAGTATCTATCCAGAACTAGACAACATCTCCACCATCATCCTGGTGAGGGAACTTGACAGACGACTGTACGACTATCAGGTAGTACCAAAGACACGGGATGATTTCTTTGAGACAGTACATCAACATGAGGACATCGACTGCATTGATCTTTTGAAAGTAACACTTGACAACCTACTGGGTGCATATGCTACAATAGTAGTGAATCGTGTAATCAATAGAGATGAGGAAAAAGAATGACATGGGAAGCCACCCATCAGCCCTGCCCAAAGTGCGACAGCAGTGATGCATACTCTGTGAGTCGCAATGAAGCAGGAGAACTGTGGGGAAAATGTTTTAGCTGTGATGCAAACGTGCCTGTAGAAACACACTCTCTAACAGGTAGTGACATGCAACACAATAGGGTAGTATCAATCAAACAACGATCGTCCGATACAGGGCAGTACAGTGCGTCTGAGGGGCTATCCTACAGGGAAATGCCCAAGAGAAAACTAAACATCACCACACTAGAGAAGTATGGTGTTGGATTTAGGGGCAGAGATATTGTGTTCCCTTATGGCAACGACACTGCCGCAAAGGTGCGCATCAACGGAGAGAAACAATTTAAAACAGAAGGGGAATGGAACGACACACCATTCCTGTTTGGCCAGGAACGATTCAATGCAGGGGGTAAACGTATCCTCGTGGTGGAGGGAGAGTTTGATGCACTGGCCGCATACCAAATGCTAGGCAACAAGTATCCTGTCGTCTCAGTACGCAATGGTGCTAGCTCTGCACTCAAAGACTGCAAGAATAATTATGAATGGCTTGACAGTTTTGAGTCCATCATCTTCAACTTTGATAACGATGATGCAGGACAGGAGGCACAGGCAAAATGTGCAGAACTATTCGCACACAAGTCCAAGGTGATGACACCAATCAACGGACTCAAGGATGCATGCGACTACCTGCACGGACGTACCAAGGAGTACAACGATACCTACTGGGACTCACAGAAGTGGACACCACAGGGGATTGTTGCAGGCAGTAGTATGTATGATGCAGTGATGAAGCCACTGGAGAAGGCAGACTGCATGTACCCGTATGAAGGCTTGAACAAGATGACATACGGACTACGAAAGGGAGAGATGGTGACAGTGACAGCAGGCAGTGGGCTAGGTAAGTCCCAGTTTCTGCGAGAGATTGTGTGGCATCTGCTGAATAACACAGAATCCAATATCGGCCTGATGTTTCTTGAGGAGAGTGTTCGTAAGACGGGCTTGTCTCTCATGTCACTAGCCGCAAACAAACCACTACATTTGCCCGACTGCAACGCAACACAACAGGAGAAGGATGATGCCTTTACACAAACCTTGGGTACTGACAGGTTATATCTGTTTGACCACTTTGGTAGCAGTGATGTCGATAACATTGTTAATCGAGTCCGTTATCTCAGTAAAGCAGTTGGTTGTGATTACATTTTTGTGGATCACATCAGTATTATTGTGTCAGCACAGTCTAACGGGGATGAACGCAAAGCAATAGACGAGATCATGACAAAGCTCCGTATGCTTGTACAGGAGACAGGCATTGCTTTGATTGTTGTGTCACACCTCAAACGTCCTGAATCAAAGGGACATGAAGAAGGTGCGGCCACTAGCCTGGCTCAACTCCGTGGCTCTGGATCTATCGCGCAACTCAGTGATATGGTGATAGGCTTGGAACGGAATGGACAGGCTGACGATGAACGTGTACGCAACACAACACAGGTGAGGGTGTTAAAGAATAGATTCTGTGGAATCACTGGCCCTGCCTGTGATCTCCTCTACTCAATGAGGACAGGACGCATGACAGAGGTTGATGATGAGCAGGACTTTGATGAGGACGTAGCACTGTAATGTACATTAGAAATTCTAATTTTTATTTTAAATGGGTTGCTATTGAGAAATATCTTATTGGAGAACACGCACTGCGTGAAACGCATGGAGGATTAATCATTGATGAAACGTTTATTATTGCAGGACGTAAAACTAAAATGCGTCCTCTTGGTCAAATAGATTGGTCATGGTATACAGCAAAGACATTAGCCACAGCAATGAATGAAGGCACAGTGTTAGAATACTATGAGCACATGCTAACAGATAAACGATCTGACCCTAACAAATGGAAACGTTCGGAAGAAGAGATGTTTAAGAAAACAAAGTATGCTGTACGTCAAGGACTTGCGGAGTTTATTAGATGATGACACAGACAAAGATTTGTAATAAGTGTGGCACTGAACATCCACTAGACTACTACTATAAAAATGCAACCAAAGCATTTGGTGTGCAAGGAGAATGCAAAGACTGTTGGCGTAAGTATGACAGTGAACAACGCATGTACATTAACGGTAAAAGAATCAACAAGGATCATCCGTTATGGAAACCTGGCCGGTACAATAGTTTAGATGATGCATGGTCACACACAGAGATTGATGAACGTAGCAAAGAAGGCGAAGTGTACATCATTCGTAACAATGCTTGGCCTTTGTGGTTCAAGGTAGGGAAAGCAGTGAACAGTGAAGATAGGCTGAATGGATATCAAACCTCTTCCCCTTTCCGTGATTATGTGTTAGAATATTGTGAACACTTTGACAACAGACACCAAGCTGAAGCAGAGATTCACAGACTCTTGGAGAAACATGCAGAGTGTATGGAACGTAAAGGTGAATGGTTTAAAACCTTTATCCCAACAATCAAAGAGGTTATGAATGAGTACCGGAACCAAACGACTCATCCTAGATATAGAAACGAATCGTGTCCACAACATGATCTGGATTTGCGTATCGCAGGATGTTGATACAGGAGAGATAGTATGTCATACAGAGCCATCAACCCTAGCTCCGTTGGTAAAGGAGTACGATCAAATCATCGGACACAACTTAATTGGTTTCGACGCGCCAGTGTTGCGGACAGTGTGGAACATTGGGATCAAGAAGTCGAGTGCGGTAGACACATTGATTCTTTCAAGACTTTTGAATCCACAGCTAGAAGGCGGACACAGCCTCAAGGCATGGGGCAGGAGACTATCTAACAACAAGATTGACTTTGACTTTGAGGACTTTGATAATGGCCTTACTCAAGAGATGCAAGACTATTGTATCCAAGACGTTAAGCTTACACGGGATTTGTATCTCCACCTTATGGGCGAGCTTGACCAATGGTCTGATGCCACGCAGAGTATACTACTGGAGCACGACATCGCAGTGTTATGCAGACAGCAGGAACGCAACGGGTTTAAACTCAATGTACCTGCGGCTATCTCTCTACGCAATGAGCTTACAGATCAGATGGATTATATTGAAGCTAACGTGCAGAGTGTATTTCCTCCGATTGTTGAAGAACGTTGGTCTGAGAAAACAGGCAAGCAACTGAAGGACAAGGTGACAGTGTTCAACCTAGCATCACGGAAGCAGATTGCTGATAGACTACAGACCCTAGGTTGGAAGCCATCAAAGCACACAGAGAAGGGACAACCTATTGTAGATGAAGGCACACTGGAGAACATCGAGATACCAGAAGCACAGATGATTGCAGAGTATCTAATGATGCAGAAACGTGTCGGCCTGATCGACTCATGGTTGAAACATGTCGATGAAAACACAGATCGTGTACATGGTGCGATCATTACTAACGGTGCTGTCACTGGACGTATGACACACCATAGTCCCAACATGGGACAGATACCTAGTGTTAACAAACCATATGGTGAACGTATCCGTAGCCTTTGGACTGTTGATCGTGGGCATGTTCTGGTGGGTACTGACTTAAGTGGGATCGAGCTACGATGTTTGGCTCACTACATGCAAGACCCTGAGTGGCAGGAGGAATTATTGAATGGAGATATCCATCAGAAGAACGCAGATGCCGCAGGCATTACGAGACCGCAGGCTAAGACTCTCATCTATGCAACCCTTTACGGCGCGGGAGCCGCAAAGATTGGTAGTATTGTCGGCGGAGGTGCGCGTGAAGGGCAAGAGGTCTTGTCGCGCTTTTATGCTAACACCCCTGCATTATCAAGACTTATGGAAAAAGTTAAGAAAGTGGCAAGCAAAGGGTACGTACCTGGGTTGGATGGTAGAAGAATCATTGTTAGATCTGAGCATGCCGCACTCAACAGCCTCCTTCAAGGTTGTGGGGCTATCATTGCAAAGCAGTGGTGTATTGAAGCACACCAAAAGTTTAAGCGACTTTGCGTACCTGTGCGGCAAGTTGCATTTGTACATGATGAAATTCAAATTGAAACAGAGGAGAAGTATGGTGAACAGGTTGCACAAATCATGTGCGAGTCTGCCTCACAAGCAGGGATTACCTTGGGCTTTCGTTGCCCAGTAGATGCCGAATCAAAGATAGGCAAAAATTGGTTTGACACACACTAAACTTGTGTGTTATAATATATAGTATACCACCAACAAAAGGAGAATGGTATGGAACAAACACAACGTGTAAAGATTAAAGCTGACGTAATGTGGGCTTACTTGGATCGTCAGAACGAGATGTCTGGCAAGTATCAGGTGGATCTTTGCAACCTGTCAGATGCGGCAGTGAATGCTCTGGAAGAGATGGGCCTCACTGTACGTCAGAAGGACGACAAGGGATACTTCATCACTTGTAAGTCTAACAACCCAATCAAAGCATTCGACAAGAATGGCGACATCATTGACGGTATTTCTATCGGCAATGGTAGTAAAGCTGAAGCCCTTGTCGGGTTTTATGAATGGCGTTATCAGAAGAAGGAAGGTGTCTCTCCTTCTTTGAAGAAGCTTGTGATCACAGAGATCCAAGCCTATGAGGATGCAGAGTCTGTGTCCGACATGGGTGACGACGAGGTACTGTAACATGAGCCATGCCCTTATAGATGCTGACATCCTGGTTTATCGCATTGGCTTTGCCACGAACGATGACTCAGAAACTATTGCATTACGGAAGATGGCAGGATTCTTGGAAGACATCCTGATGATCGAGCTACCTGAAACTCAGACGTGGGAATTGTTTCTCACAGGTAAGAATAATTTCAGGAAGCAGGTTGCTGTCACTGCACCCTATAAGGGCAATCGCAAGTCAGAAAAGCCTAAGCACTACGGATTGTTACGTGACTACCTGCAGTATTCTTGGTCTGCACATATGACAGACGGGATCGAGGCAGATGACATGCTAGCAATCCGTGCTCAGGAACTTGGAGACGATAGTGTAATGGTGACACTCGACAAGGACTTGGATCAAGTGGTTGGGTGGCACTACAACTTTGTTAAGAAGATCAAGTATTACATCACAAAGGATGAAGGACTGCTTAACTTTTACAAGCAGTTCTTGGTTGGTGATCGTACTGATAACATCATCGGTGCTCAAGGTATTGGTGATAAGAAGAGTCACAAACTGTTAGAGGGAAAGACAGAACCAGAGATGTGGGACATAGTGGTTGAACACTTGGGGGAAGAACGAGCCATCGAGAATGGACACCTCTTGTACATGCTACGCACTCCGACAGATCGTTTCACCCCGCCAGTATGACACGGGGAGTCAAGAACAAAGCAGGAAACACATGGACATCGGCACGATACTTTGGTTTCATTCGTTCGGCATTACGCAGAGCATGGACTAGGTATCCTGTCAGGTATCAGGTGATGGACGAGGCTAGAAAGCCATACAAAGGTAAAGATAAACGCACCAAGTGGGTGTATCAATGCAAAGAATGCAAACAATTATTCAAGTCAACTGAGGTACAGGTAGATCACATCAAACCTGCCGGTACTCTCAAAGACTACAAAGACCTACCTTCTTTTGTGAAGACATTGTTCTGTGAAGCAGACAACTTACAAGTGTTATGTAAGGAATGTCACAAGAAGAAGACAATAGAGGAGAGAAAATGAGCAGACGTTTTGATGATCTGATGGAGTACCAACATGGTGGTGATCACTACACAAGCAAAGACATACAACCCTGGGAAGCAATGTCCGCATGGATGACTGAAGAGCAGGTCAAAGGTTTTATGTTGGGTAATGTAATCAAATACATAGCACGGTTTCAAGACAAGGGTGGCAAGATTGATTTAGAGAAGGCCAAACATTATCTTGACAAGTGCATTGAACTCTGGTAGAATAGTAGGTTTTCCGTGCTCACACATGAAGAAATAAAAGAAAAGCTTAAACAACTCGATGAGATTACTTTAATGGAAACACTAGAGATATCATCTGAAGATATAGTGAACAGATTCGTAGACCGGATTGAAGAAAAACAAGACACACTGGAGAATGAATTAGATGACTCAACACCTTGGGATAACGATTGATTATGAAAGAGACTCTCGCCTCAGTGACCAAGCTATTAAACTCATGCAGGACTACTACATGCTTGACCATGAGCAGTCTCCTCAAGAAGCTTTTGCGAGGGCCGCAGTTGCTTACTGCTATGATGACCTCGATCTTGCTCAAAGGATTTACGACTATGCTAGTAAAGGTTGGTTTATGTTTGCGTCACCTGTGTTGTCGAACGCACCTGAACATGGCAGAAACAATCGGGGCTTGCCTATTAGTTGTTTCCTTACTTACGTGGGCGACAATCTTGATAGCCTTATTGAACATAATGGTGAAGTAGCATGGCTTTCCGTAAAGGGCGGCGGTGTGGGTGGGCATTGGTCAGACGTGAGGGGGATCAGCGACAAAGCACCAGGCCCGATCCCATTCATGAAAGTAGTGGACGCACAGATGACAGCCTACAAACAAGGGAAGACACGGAAAGGGTCTTACGCCGCGTACTTAGACGTAAGCCATCCTGATATCGAGGAATTTATTTCCTTCAAAGTGGCGACAGGTGGAGACATCAATCGCAAGTGTTTTAATTTATTCAATGCTGTGAATATCACAGATGATTTTATGGAGAAAGTAATCAATGATGGAGACTTCAATCTTACAGACCCGCACACAGGAATTGTCAGAGATACAGTCAAAGCTCGTAAACTTTGGCAACGAATCCTTGAAGCTAGGTTCCGAACTGGTAGCCCTTACCTTAACTTTATCGACACAGCCAGACGAGCTTTACCAGAAGCTCAAAGACGGCTTGGACTCAGCATTAATGGGAGCAACCTCTGCAACGAAATCCATCTCGCAACAAGTGAAGAACGCACAGCAGTCTGTTGCCTCTCCTCCGTTAACCTCGAATACTACGATGAATGGAAATCAAGCGGCATGGTTGCAGATCTGGTCAGATTCTTGGACAACGTCCTTCAATTCTTTATTGACAACGCACCAGAAGAACTTGGAAAAGCTGTTTACTCAGCATACAGAGAACGTTCAATCGGTCTTGGAGCAATGGGCTTCCACGGATACCTCCAAAGCAAAGACATAGCGTGGGAGAGTTGGCAGGCGGCGAGTGAAAACTATGCAATCTTCAAAGACATCAAAGCCCAGTCTGTTGAGGCCACATACTCACTCGCTGTGGAGCGTGGCGAATGTCCTGATGGAGTGGGTTATGGTGTTAGAAATATGCATCTGTTGGCTGTTGCTCCTAACGCTAATTCTAGTATCCTATGTGGGTGTTCTGCTAGCATTGAACCACGTATTAGCAACTGCTATGTCCATCGTACTCGTGCCGGTAGTCATACTGTTCGCAATCCGTACTTGGAGAAACTCTTAGATGACAAGGGACAGAACACTAAGAAGGTATGGCAGAGCATCCTTGAGAACGAAGGCTCTGTACAGCACTTGGAGTGGCTGTCAGCCGACGAGAAAGATACGTTTAAGACAGCGTTTGAACTCGATCAGGGATGGGTTGTTGAACACGCCGCTAAAAGACAAGAGTTTATATGTCAGGGGCAGAGTGTTAACGTGTTCTTCCCATCGGGTACTGACAAGGCTATTGTCAATCAGGTACACCTCAAAGCGTGGAAGGAAGGGCTTAAGGGATTATATTATCTACGCACGACTGCAGGTGTTACAGCGGAGAAGGTTGGGACTAGAGTGGATCGTAATGCGCTGAAGGACTTTGAAGACGATGATGTCTGTGTGAGTTGTCAAGGATAGCGCAGAAAAGTAGGAGTACATTACATAAAATGTAATTATCTATGCATAGGAATACTATGCTAAGGAAAACATATGCAAACCGGAATGTATGATGCTGTTATTAATTGGATCTTTGATTGGTGTGTTTGGTTTCTTATTGAAGTTGCTCCACATTTAGGATTAACTTATGAAGAAATTAATATCTACATGTTTATTATTATCCAACCAGGATTAATACTTTTGTTTATGGTGCTTTGGTGGAAAGAAAGATTTAAAAGGAAACGTTATGAAAGAAAACTTAAACAAAATCTTGTGTAGACTAGAGTTAATCAAAGACTCTGATCCTTTTAACAAAAAAATATTAAACGATTGCTTTGATCTATTCAAAGAACTAGACACAGAATTAGAACGACTAAAGTATCACAATAATAATCTTATGAATGTGATATATCAAAATCAAGAATCACTGGAGAACTTAAATGCCCCTACTGGAGAGTAACGTAACATACAAACCATTCGCGTACCCTTGGGCTGTGACGTATGCAACAGAGCATGAACGCATTCACTGGATAGAAGATGAACTGGAGCTACAGACAGATGTCAATCACTGGAAATCAGGGGTACTATCGCAGGCAGAGAAGCACCACATCACCCAAATCCTGCGGCTATTTACACAAACAGACGTTGCGGTGGGAACAAACTACCTTGAGTATTATATACCCAAGTTCAAGAACAATGAGATTAGAGCCATGCTCACAGCCTTTGCTTCTCGTGAGTTCATCCACCAACGAGCCTACGCCCTGCTTAACGACACTCTTGGACTACCTGAAGAAGAGTTCACAGCCTTCTTAGAGTATACCCAAATGTCTGCAAAACTGGAGTTCATGTCCGGATTAGACGTAAATAGTATACATGGTACAGCCTTGTCTATTGCTAGATCAGTGGTCAATGAAGGCATGAGCCTCTTCAGTGCGTTCGCAATGCTACTCAACTATCAAAGGTTTGGTAAGATGCCAGGTATGTGTACTGTTGTGGAGTGGAGTGTACGTGATGAGAGCCAACACGCAGAAGGAATGGCTAAACTATTTAGGGAGTTCTGTAACGAACACCCACGGATTGTGAACGATGATTTTAAGAAACATATATACGAGATGTTCCGCACTGCAGTCAAGCTTGAAGACAAGGTTATTGATCTTGCGTATGAGATGGGTGACTTGGAAGGTTTGTCGGCGGCAGATGTCAAGCAGTACATTCGTTACCTCGCAGACCGCAGACTACTACAGCTTGGCCTCAAGACCAACTGGAAGGTTAAGGAGAACCCTCTCCCGTGGATGGAGGAACTGTTGGGTGGTAGTAGCATTTCTAATTTCTTTGAGAAGAGAGTCACAGACTACAACGCACACGGACTAGCAGGAGAAAACTGGGGATGGTAAAGATCTTTGAAGTGTACTGTGGTGATCGTTACGTTGGACGCTATAGAGACTACACACCAGAAGGTGCTATTGAACAGGCATACATGAAAACAGGGAGTGCTTCAGCCTATACAGGCAATGCACGACACATGTATAAGGCGACAGAATTATGATGGTAACTTGGAAGTTCCACCATGTGTTTGGTTTGTCTGCAGAAACAGTGCAGAGTCAGCCAGTGCTAGGGTGGAAAGATGATGAGACAATTGAAGATGCTACGGTGTTCTTCTTTGATGGGTATATTATTAACATCCCATTTGTAAAGATTATGATCGGGGATATCTTTGAGGTGTTTGAGTAAAACAAAGCCCCTGTGATGGGGCTATAGATTCTCCAGAGTTGCCCCTCATTGCGAGGGGATTTTTTATTTTAAACCAGGAACTTTGAATACGTCTTCATCTGGTAAAGTAAACTGACCTTGAAACTCTTTAGCTTCAAACTTCTCAAGCCCACCACCAATGTAGTTGTACCAAAGTCTTCCAAAGATAGGAGATCTAGCTAGCATTTTAGACTCTTCTGCTGTAAGTTCTCCATTTGACAGTGCGTTCAAATCTTGACCAACAGCATTAAGGTTATCTACTAACACACCCCATCCACCTAAGAGCGTATCCTTAGCAACTTCACCAAGCTTACCTGTCTCACTGACAGTGTTCAGTGTATACTCAGAAGCCATCAAATACTTTAACATGTTCTCTATGTAGTTGTCGAAGATCTCATCTGCGTTGAAGCCACGGCCTAGTGCTAAGTCCTTCACTTCATTAATAGCCGCACCTGTTGATGGTACAATAGCTAGGTAGGCCATTGCATTTGCCAATGCCTCTTTTTGTTGTGCCCTGTTACCTGATAAAGCTTTTTTACCAATATCATTACGAATCAAGTCAAGCTGTTTAATCATGTATGATTTAAGCTGATAAATTACACGGCCATTCGGCATCTGCAGATACTTCACAGGCATCTCAGACAGGAACACAGGCTGTACATTTGCAAGCTCACCTAATGTGTACATCTTCACTCTGTCAGAAATCGTACCTGCTTTCAGATCATTAATGAGTAGATCAAACTCATCTCCAAACACTTGTCCGTACTTTTTACGCAGTGCGGCAACACCTTTATCAGTGCCTGCCATTTTCTGTGCTTTGATCAAAGCTCCATTAATCAAAGTGTTCTTACCAAGACGATCTACAAATCTAAAGCCAGACATACCTAGTACTGTATTCAAGATACGGCTAGTGAGTCTCTTACTTGTCAGGAATTCTTGAGCAATAATATCTTCTACGCCAAGCTGACGTACATCAAGTTTCTTTTTACCTAACAAAGCTTTGAGTGTTGGCATCAATCCATTGTAGTATGCGGCTAACCCAATATCACCAATCTGTGTTAGTGTTGCAATAGGATCACCAATGGTAGTGAGGTATCCAGTGTTACGAATGTCTTGTAACAGACCTGCCGCAGACTTTTCACCCTCACCAAATCGAGCCTTCAACAGACTCATAGCCTCTTCAATGTCATCACCCTTCAATCGCCCTGCATCAATCTCTTCACGTAACAAAGCATTGATACTGTTCTCTACATCTAAGTCTACGGCATCCTTATTTGAACGGCCAGTACCAAAGAACCTACGCTTTTCAATATCGTGTGCCGTTTGCTTCACGTAGTGGTGCAGTGCTGTGATAGGATCTTCATAGTCATCTAACAATCTGTCATCAAGCTGTCCAATCAGACGTTGCTTTGTTGCTGTTGGTGCTGTTGAAGGCCGTGCACCTGGACTGATTATAATTGTCTTGTCATCAGGGAAACTAATCTTCCTTCCTTGAAGCATTTCAGACAGGATAAGTTCTTTCTCTTTGTTAGATAGCTGTGGTTTGTTTAGCTGTTTAGCTCGTTGCGCCCAAATCTTTTCAACATCTGCCAGTTGCTTACCTGTCAACTTAGACTGCAGAGCTTTCAAATCCTTGACAACACGAGGGAAGTAGTTAGGAATTTTATTAACGTTATACCCAACACCTACTAAGTTATCAAAGGTGTTGTTTAAATACCCTGCTACATTATCAAACGCAGGAATCAAGTCTTTGTTGTGCTGTGCAAATAATGCACGAGCCGCATCAAAGTCTCCGTTAAACATGTGGAGAGAGGCTTGTCTTTGCACTGCTTTAGGCAAACGTTTAAAGCCTTGAGAGAATGGTTGCATAATCTCTAAGCCTTTGGCCGCCATGATGTGGCTACGTGTTTCAAATTCTAAGAGTCGATTTGCAAGCGTTGGTGACACCTTGTTTAGATTAGTACGCATTACACCAAGCCACTCGTCAATACGAGGAAACTTAATACGTGATCCCACGGGGTCTGCTTGATAGGCTTTGAGTTCTACAATTTTCTGAGCTTCAGACTGTGAAGGTACAATAAATTTCTTAGAGCTACCCCCGACAATTGTGGCAAGCTCATCTTCACCAAGACCAGTTGTTTCTTGGATGTACTTAGGCATATCTTTAAATTCAACACCTTTAGCTACACCTTCAGCAATCACTGTGTTGATATCATCTACGGCATTGTCAGCTTCCTGAATAGCCTTGGCTTGCTTCTTAGCCTTGTTAGCCTTCATCACTTGACTAACGCCCTTACCTGCCGCACTTAACGTATAGGCTAACGCAGGAGCACCGACAGCACTAAGCCCTGCAACAGCGGCTGTCTGTACAGGATCAATAGACTGCTTGTTTACTGTCTGAGACAGTGCATCATACTCTGCACCAATAACACCTGCTGTCAAAGCCATTGTCTTGTAGGTCTGACCAATAGGAATAGCTGTTGTAGGGTCTAACAAACTACCAACTACTTTACCTGCTGTAGCAACACCAGAGTCTGCACCACCAGAAGCAATAACATCTCTGTATTCTGCTTCAAGCTGTGCATCACGCTGTTCTTTTAAGAATGCCACACGCTGTTTAGTATCCATGTTAGCCCATTCAGGGCCATATGCTTCTTCAGGAGAAATGTAGTTGATATCAAATAAAGAAAATCTACCTTGCTCATCAGGCTCTAAAAATTGTGTTTCAAGTCTACCTAATGGAGCTAATGCTTCCATCAGAATACTTAGATTTCCTGTGAATGTTTCACCTGCGGCAATACCATACTGAAGCTTATCAAGTGTACTCACTGGCCCAATCTCTTCAGACTGTTCCCACGTAGGAACTTCTGCTTGAGGTTGTTCAGGCTCCGGTACTTTGACAACAATGTCAGCTTCTATTGCTTTACTCTGTTCCCAAGTTGGATCAGCCATTAGTCAACATACCTTATAAACTTCTTAGTTTTGCTATCAAACAAAGCTACTCTGTCGCCTACGTACCTACGAACAGAACCTTCTGGGTCTGCTTGTGCCGTTGGTTCTGGTGTAGAATTAGGAGCACCTTGAGGCACTTGTTCAGGTTGTAGAGTAAATACAGGCCCGCCAGTAAATGGTACGTCTACACCTAAGAATTCTGATGGCGGTTGCTGTCTTAACAACCCTTGTTTTCTAGCCATTTCTAATGCCATTTGATATGCGGCATTAGGATCTGTTCCTTCTTTTTGCTTAAGTATCTCTTGTACTTTACCTGCCATCCATGCTGCTAATGCACTTTGCTCATCACTAGATAGTTCACTAGCCATTGGATCTTGTTTAATCCAAGGCATAGCCATACCCGCTTGACCTACTGTTGGTACTGTTGTTGCAGGTTGTGTCGGAATACTTGCTCGTTTAGTAGCACCAGGAGGCATAGCTCTAGGTTTTCCATCTGGGCCTTGAACAGCAAGTTGTCCATTATATGTACCACCTGTAACTTCTGTTCCATCAGGAAGAACATAAGGAGCTAGGTTAGCCCACTTACCTTTGCCTTCAGCGGCTGTTTTAGCTTCAGTGTATCCAATATCTGCTATTTGTTTTCTTACAGTGAGTAAGCCACCGATAGATTCCCTAGCTCTAGCACGAGCATTTTCTGCTTCAACAGAAAACCCTGCGGCATCTAGTCTATCTGCAATTGTATCGTACAACCCTGCCGCCTTAGTTAAACGTTGCATCATTAATTCTGCATCTGTTGGTGCTTTAGGTTGTATATCAGGAAGCATTCCGGTTCCTGCTTCAGAAGCTAGTGCCCCTTCAAGCCCACTTAATCGAGCATCAAGTGCTTCTTGTTGAGCCGCTTTAGCTTCAGCTTCTCGCATTTTTTGTTCACGAGCATAATCCATTCTAGCACTTTGAATAACAGCTTCGCCCATTTTGGATCTTTCCATTTCTTTGGAATCACCAAACAAACTGCCTAGAAGCAAACCAAGACCTGCACCTGCTTTTTCATAGCCAGTGCGGCGTCCTGCCATATATTTGTAGGCTCTTTCACGTTCTTCAGCGGCTACTTGTTGTGGAGTTTTCATCCCAAACATTGAATATACTGTATCACCTTTAGCCATTAGTGAACTCCTTTTAATTCAGGATGCGAGTAATCTACCATTAAGTATCCTTCCGGATGTTGAATTACAGCTTCAGGTATTACTTGTTGTACTTCCTGCGCTAGTACACCAAATGTTGGCTCATTACGTTCTTCTTTCCAATCCCAAGTGTAAAGCTTAATACCATTAGGTAGTGTGTCTACATGGTTAATGTTTTCTTTAAATCGAATATCAGATATAAACGGAGCCGCCGTAGCCGCCGCACCTGCAAGCTCACCAAAAAATGCCGCATTAGCTTCCTGCTGACGTTGTGCCATGTCAGCCGCTGTAGCGTATGGAGAGATTGCAAGATTACCTGCACCCAATGCCGCCGCCGAACGAGCCTGTTCAGCAGACAAGCCCTGTGCCATCAACTGACCCTCTAGGCCACTAATACCCTGACCAATACCAAACAGTCCCTGTGCCATTTGACCAAGCTGTGCTTGCTCTCCTAGTGCTTGACCTCTCGACTGTGCGGCAAGCTGTGCTAGGGTTTGTTGTTGAGCACGTCCAAGTCCTAGTGCATCAGGCTGTACCATACCGGAGCTTGCACCAAGTCCTTGAGATTCACCGGCAAGACGTAGCCCTAGTCTACCACCCCCAAACAACCTACTCTGTAGTGCTGTAGCTTGTTGTTCAAATCCTGGTTGGAGCAGTGCCGCCTGTTCACCATAGATTTCTGCGGCACGTTGAGAAGGATCAAAGCCTTGGAATTGAGATAACAATCCCCCTGCACCTGTGAGTGCCTGTCCTAGTAGTGCTTGATACTCTGGAGACAACTCAGTAGAAAACCCACCGTCTCCATAGGATGTCATGCCCGTCCCAGTACGTACCGTGTATGGCTTAAAGTAAGCAGACTCTGCACGACGAGCCGCCTCTTCAATGCCTTGTCCTGCAATCCCTGAACCGCCCTTACCGAACAGTCCACTTACTATACTACCCATATCTATATATGCTCCGTGTTATATCGTCAACGCAATGCGCTTCCTTTACAAACTTATATCCTAGTTTTGTTACAAATTTTTTAAGCTTTGAGTTATCAACCAAACAATAGAATGGTCTGTTGTGTATTACATTCAGTATGCCATGTACATTATAAAATTCTTTTGCAATCGTTGGAGTCCACTTGTGTACATCTGCGTGAGTCC